TCCAAACCTTTGATTGTATCAATCTTAGTTGCTGTATCATTACCACGAGTCGGAAGATAAAAATCTTCCATCATATTTTGTAAGTTATATCTTAAATTGTATTCACCTGTTTGTTGATCCATGAATGGAGTTTTCTTCATTTTCTGCATCATCTTTTGCATGTATCCATCAACCTCATGTGGAGGGATGTTACCTACATTCACAGTGAATATACGTTTTTCCGGGGCGCGGGTAATACGATGCAATATCATTGCATCTTTCATTAGCACATACTGTTTGTAAGTTTTACGAGCAGGCTCAATAAACGCCCTACCATAAGGCAGGTAGTTAGCGTCAGTTAATAGCCTAACATGCGCAATTTCATAGTTTTCAAATTTAATCTTACCATCTCTATCTTTAACACGACTACTCATACCACCAGCCGCAATCACCATTGGATCGATTCGGAAGCATACGTAAGATGGATTTTCAGGATCTTGTCCTTCTTCGCGGACCATATCATAAACTGATAATGGTGTTACATTGTAAATACCAAATTTTTCAGCCACTTCCATGTGTAAATAAAAATCACCATATTTACACATATTTCTAATCCACAACCATAAATTAAATTCAATATTTAATACGTCGTAAAATAAATTATAAAGAATACGTTGAATATTTTCATCAGCACTTCTAATCTGTAATACCTCTCCAGCCTCATTTTTTAATGTAGATTCATCAGCGATAATATCTAATGCTGAAGCAATAATTGATTCTGTATCCATTGCTTCGTAGTCAGTATATAACTGAATACGCAATGTTTGATAGTTCATTGTTGGATTATACGGCATATTAGCTCCGTATCTATGCAACTTAGTAAATCTATCTATTAATGCGTTTGTCTTTACGTTACCGTAGGCTTGGATTCTATCAACGTCTATAGTTTTTAATTGATTACCACCAACATTTCTGATGATGACATCTGTACTGAATAAACGTGTAAGCCTACCAAACAAACCTGGTTGTTGTTCTGCCATTATTTTGTTTTATTGTATCAATAAATATTTATCACCCTAACACCCATGTTATATCTTCGAATTGTCCATGACCATTATCAACCATATATGGATTTTGAGTACCCCCGGGTAGTGAAGGTCCTGTATAACCATATGTTGTTCTAGTTATATTTGAAACCATTGCTCTATTCAAATCCATTCCTTGTTCATAAAATTTCATTGCTGTATCGCGAGTAAATAATCCTATTCCTAGTGCCATTACCAAGTCATCATTGTATCCGTTTTGAGCTTGTGCCTTACCATGTTGCCATATAAACACACGTAACTCTTCTAGTAAACGTTTTGAATGAAAGGTGAATACTTTCTCTCGAATATACGACTCCATTTTTGAGATAACAAGTGGTCTTGTTTTTGCTGATGTGGTGAATCCAGGGACTGTTTGTTCCTTATCCATTTTATCCATCCATTTATCCATCTGCATTTCCCCATAAGCACGAGGTGAATAATATAATTTAGGATATCCTTTTTCTATAATTGTATTTACTACATCCCATCCAATGTTTGCATTCTCGACTACTAATAAAGCATTATTGTATTCAGTAGCAACTGATACTAACATATTTCCATAGCTGCGAGTATCTATTTGTGATTTATATTCAGCAACTTGTTCACACGTTGTAGCATCGATGACATGGAATGACGAATAATCCGAACCATCCCCCCGAGCAACGTCGGCACACACCAAATACTGTTTAGAATAATCAGGGTAAGCCCAGATCCAAAAATCACCACCCATAAAACGGCGTTCAATAGGATCTTGTATAAAAGTTTCTTCATAAAAAGATAATAAATCGGGTTCAATTACTGAATTACCAGAACCTAAGAAGTCACAGTCATACTCTTGAGCGAATTCACGAGGTGACATATTTGTTCTTTCTGTTGCTTCCCAATCACCCGTTCTATCAGGATGCAAATCCCATTTTAATTTGATTGCTTTAAAGTCATTTTTTCCTACCTCAGCTTCAGTATACATTTTGTGAAACCAGTTACCAACACCATTTGGAGATGATAATGAAATAATTCCTCCACCCGTTGCAATAGTAGGTTTAATACTCGTATAGATTTTATCAATTCCTTCAATGAACGCAGCCTCATCTATAAGCAGTAACGAAACTGCGTAAGATCTACCTGCATCTGATGCGGCTGATGTAGCAACAATTTGAGAGTTATTGGCTAATTTTAATGATAATTTGTTATCAGATAATGGTTTTTGATTACCTCTTAGCCAAGAAGGTAAGTTGTTGTACATGAATTGTACCTTATCCACCATTCCTTTAGCTGTTTCTTGCTTTGTTGCAATACACAACACAGTTTTATCCTTATTAAATAGCATTGTCCATAAAGCAAATCCAGCTGATAATGTTGAGATACCTAACTGTCTTGATTTATTGATAATACAAAACCTGTTACTTCTAAAATCATTTAAAACATCCTCTTGGAATGGATATAGATGAAATAAAACTCTACCTTTAATTGGGTGAGTAATGTAGCAGTATTTGCGGAAAAAATGGACAGGATCTGTGGCACATTTAATGTACTCCTGCTTAATTATTTCTTTTATATTTGCTTGACTCATGTATATAAATATATAAAAAAGCTCGTCCTTGCGGACGAGCTGTGTTTCACATTGGTCTAAGAATGTTTAACGGAGTGTATCCCTAAGGTAGCACTACTTATTTTGCTAACATTAAATAAGCTAATCCACCAATTACGATATAGCTTCCTATACGTTGGAATTTAGATTTAACTTTTAACTTGTTGTATTGTAATTCTAATTTTTGATATTGTCCTTCCCATCCTGTAATTTCTTTATCTTTATTCAGGATGATGTTTTTGTAGTTAAGTTCTTTATTAGCATACTTACCAATAATACTGTCTTTAACAGTAACTTTACTTTCTAATGTAATAATAGAACTATCTTTTAATACTATAATTTGTTTAGCACCGTCTAATTCTACTAAATCCTTAGCAGCGCTAACTAATACTGGTTGTGCTATTAATAATGGATTACTAATTGTATCTGTTGGGTAGCGGTTATTAAATGATGTTACTAATTCAGGATCAGAATAAGCATCAATACTATTTTTTTCTATTTCAATATACTCAACAATAGTTTTAACTTTTGCTTTTTGGTGATCTACTTTATATTGTAACTCAACAGCTACTAAGTCTAAAGAATCAATTTCAGCATCGTCTTTAGCAATTTCTGCTTCTAGTGAATCGTTTACTTTATGTAAACTATCTACTTGAGCTAAAAATATTTTATGCTCAACGTTGTTGTTACATTTTTCAAATAATACACTACCAATTAATATTGTTATTACAGCAAATAAAACAATTGGTAATACTTTTTTTAATTTTGACATATTTTATTTTTTAATTCCTGCGTAATATTGCATTCTGTTTACAGTCCATTCATCTAGTGGTTCTGTTTCTACATCTTCAATTTCAATAGGCTCATATTTTTTACCTGTAGTCTTTTCTTGGCGTTGCTGTAAATATTTGGAAGAAGCAACGGTATCACCAATACGTTTTTCTAATGACGCTTTTAAATCACGTAAACGTAATAATTCATCTGATGGTTTATCACTAATATCGCCTGCGGCTATTTTTGATTTTTTTATTTTTAAGATATTAGATTTAGTAGCAACTAAACGATTTTCTAAATCAGAAACTTTCATAAATGCTTCATAATCATCATCTGACATTTTAGCTGCAGCTACGTCTGCTTTTTCAATATCATCAATTTCTGGTTCCTCATCACCTGATGCTTTTGCTTTAGCAAACATTGCATCTACTTCTTCATCGCTTAGATCACCAGTAACAAAATCTTCTTCACTTTCACCACCTTTTGGCTTATCAGATGCAGGACGAGTTAGGCGTGGTGCTTTTTGTTCACCTGCTGGCTCAATCACACCTGATGCTACAAGTTCCATAAAATCAGAGTTGATTGGATTTTGTTTATCATATCCTAACTCACCAGCTACGTCGATTTTTGCCATAGGCTCGCCTGTGGCTTTCATAGCAGTGATAATTCTATTTTTCTTACCTTTAAAATCATCGGCATTAGCATCACCAGCTAATTGGTAACGTACTGATACGTTTGCCATTTCATCTAATTCAAGTGGATCTATACCTGCTTTGTTTATATTATTTGCTTTAACATTTAAGGCTGTTACTTTTTTATCTATAGCAAGTTTTGTAGCATCTTGTGCTGGTTTATCTGCGGGTGATGGTTTATTTTTTTCTAATGCAGTTTTCTTTTTGCCAAGGGCATCTAATTGCTTTTGCACAGCTGTTTTTGCAGCTTCTTGTGCTGCCTTGTTAGCAGCTTCGTCTTCATTTAACGCCCCTTTAATGACGTTACGTATAATTTCTTGTAGGTCTGATACTTTCATTTTGTTATTGTTGTGCATATAAATATTATAAGTTTTGTAAAATTGTAGCAATACGTTCCTCTGTTGTACCTTCCACCTCAATTAATTTATTTGGTTTATATTCAATTAATGACATTTTAATAACTTCATCAATTTTACGTCTATACTGTAAATCAGTTTCACGTACACCATTATCTTCCATACTAACACCCTGTGGTGATACATAAATAACTAAATCATAATGATTACGTAAGAACATAGCAGCATCAACAAATGCACGCTTTGAAAATTCTTCTATCGATTTAGAACCTAATGTAAATGCACATACATCCCATATTGTTCTATCTGTGATAATATTTGGTTGTAGTAACTCACTAGCACGCTCAGCTAAAAATACAAATTGACCTGGTAATGTAGAATCAGTATTTAATGGAATACCTAAATCGCGTAAGTATTTACTACGCTCAGTATATACACTATGATCTTTAAATTGATCTAATTCACCTAATGCTTTTGCTAATGTAGTTTTACCTACACTCATTGTTCCTGCTAGTCCTATTTTCATTTTTTATTTCTTTCGTTTATTTTTTTCATTTGACGAGCTGTCTTCTTTTCCTGCTTATTTTGCTTTATCTGTTGCTTAATAGCTTTTTCAGCACCTGCCTTATACTTAATATCAACGTTAATAGGACCATGAAATTTATTCAAATCGTATGTCCATGTTTCAATGATAAGTTCATCTTCAAATACACGAGTATATTTGATTGGTGCTTCTACTGGTTCTATTGCTGCTGGTCTTCCTCTACTCATACACTAAATGTATAACCTTTATTTTGCTTAAACTCTAGCACCTGCTGCTTTACCAGCTGCTGTTTTATAAAACGGAACACCGTTATTGTCTTTTTTAATATTATCAAACTGATCTTTAGTAAATTTAACTCCGAATACATAATACTCAGCTGCGCGTTTGTTGCCTTGGGGCAGATAGGCGGGACCATCAAAATTATGCATTTTACCATCTAAGTAGTATACTATTGACCCGTCTTGTGTTTTTAATCTTTTTGTTTCTGACATGTTTTATTTTATTAAGTTTTCTGCAATATAAATTCCGTGTGCTCCTGATACTGTAATACCTCTAGCTGATAGAGCATCACCAGCAAAATGTACATTTGGGTATTCGTTTAATGATAAATCTGTATAATTAACTAATGGTTCAGGTGATAAGTACTTTACCTCAGGAATATACATTCCCCAATCATCACCAAAATTAAATACGCTATTCATGTTATCAATAAAGTTTAAAACATAATCAGCATACTCACCCATTGCTTCTTTAAATATATCTAAACTATCTATAGGAAAACATGATACTACATTTCCTTCTGATGTGTGTGAAGGTCGTCTTGTTAAATTTGGAGAATAATAAAGACCTGCATGAGTATTAAATAAAGCAGAATTAACATTGCATTTATCAACTACATCTCTACTCCATTTAAATGGATCTTCAATACCCTTGATTTCCATCAAGATACCAAAGTTAGTCATATCGTTTCTAAATTCCTCACCTTTCTTAGCGTGACCATTGTAACTAACATCACCATATGTTTCTTCTACTGCTACATAAGCAGCATTGTTATTTGTACAGAATGATCTTAAAGATACATTATCAAACTTCTGATATAATTTGAAATCATAACTTACATCAATTAGTTTTTGGAAGTATTTTTGTGGTGCTTCAAAACGAACACCAATCTGTACTGATTTAGGTTCATTAGGTAATTGGTAATCATCAGCTAGTTGTTGGGCAAAATCAATACCTGATTTGCCTACTGCAAATATTAGTTCATCATAATTATAATACTCTGCTAATTTAGGATTTTCACATACTGTTGTAATATCTTGTTTCTGGAAATCAATGTTGATAACAGTAGTATTCCATTCAAATCTAACACCTTTATCTAACAAATATGAATACCAATTCTTAGCAATCTCATGTAAATAATTTGAACCAATATGCCATACAAGCGACATACGTAAGTCGAAATATGGTTTAATAAAATCAGGTTCTTGTGTTGGATTAGAACATGAAATGTCTTCTGG